CGGGTCTCGGCCGCAGTACGCACCACGCGGGAAGCATCAAAGTCAAAACTGCCGCAATGGGTGACGTCGGTATGGCGGGGGGTATTGTCGTTATTAATAGCATGACCTTTCGCGAAAGCGCCGGTGAATGAACTCTCGGCAGCACTGTTGAGGCTTTCGGATATTCCGCTGACGGCACCGGTGATGTTTTGCATGGCATCAGTTTGCACACTGAGTAGCGCCCGATCCGTATCAAGCCCACGCCCGTCATCCCACCCACGAATGAATTCGCCCCGCAAGTCGGGTAATTTATGGTCTGGATAACACGTTGCCAGATCAGGATATTGGTGAGCGTAAAATGAACTGCCATTGCATTTCAAATACCGTTTAGGTGGCGTGGTGCCCGGGTAGGGTATGGGAACCCCGATGGGGAGCAATGCGGAATTGCTGGCGGTGATGATATTGACCCATTCTCGCCACTGATTATTAGAGCGAATGCGATAACCTATTCTTGCACTGGCAGTGGAGGGATTATTTTCGCTGAAAATGAGTTGGTGCGCGCCCAGGTTGCTCTCAATATGCTGAATGGTTGAATAACCAAAACCCTCCGGGATGTCGATATCAAACGGGTTGGCATGATACATACCGGTTTTTGTCAAGGTATTGATGCCTGCCGACGCGCTAATGCATGAACGCCCCCAGCCAAATGCGCCCACAGCCATAAGATTATCATTGGCATCCCCCACATTTCGGGTGGCCGCCGATCCTAACCGGAGATTTTTATGGGCCGCCCTAACATCACGTAGGTCAAAGAGATTATAACTGGCGAGTAAATATTGGGGATGGGGATTCAGGGTGCGAATATGGTCGGTCATCGAGGTCATCACCGCATTTACCGCCTTTTTAACGGCTTTAGGGGTGGCAGCGAGAGTCTCATTTTCATCAATATAGCTGCTTAATCGGGTAAAACCTTTGACATAAACGGAAGCATCAGGATGGTTGCGTGATTTTTCATGTGCACTTAGCCGGTCATCAGCATAGGCATTGGCTTCTATCAGCTTGTCACCCGCGTTGGTATCGACATAGCGACGGGTTGCCAACACCACTGAGGGATCGATTCTCGGCACGACGACGGCAGTGTTGCTGACTATCAGGGTCATGCGAATGACATGTATGCGACCGCTACCTTCCTGCATGAGTGGCTTGTAAGTCTCGGCACAGTTGGCAATGGCGACCAAATCACCGTCTTTATCCAGTAAGCCAATCTCGCGGATCCACCACCCGCCCTCGGCCTCAGGGATAACCTGCTCTGCAATAATTTGATGCGCATTGATGGGGTCGATGGTTAATGAGTTAAGTGCCGCGCGTCGCCGCTCGTGGATCAGTTGGGTTTGGGCCGGGTCAGGTATTGGCAGGGTTCCGCCGCCATCTCCCACTGCCATTTGGGTGATGGAGATGCTTCTGCCGAACGACGTGGCCTTCGCTAACTTCGCGGCACCAAGATGCGTCATTAAAGCAAAAAATTTTGAGGTCATAGGGTCTCTCTCGTCGTTACTGTTCAGGGTGAGGAACATAGGGGTAAACCGTTAATTCGTCGCCGTCATAACAGGTGACAATGACTGTCAGCGGGCCGCTGCTGTCGAGATTGATAGACAGGCCGACTAAGTGGCGGCTGCATGGTTTGGCGTCATCTATCAGCCGCTCAAGCTCTTGATACATTTCTTCGGTAATGCCGGTTTCCAACACGCCAACATCGAGGCGAAAGGTGCCGGGTGTTTCGTTAGTCTTCCACCACTCAATCACCTTGATGAGATAGCCCAGCGGCTCGACCACGCGACGAATAGCACCGATGGTGCCTTTGTGTTTATGGACATATTGCGAGGACTTCACTACTGCGCGCTTGGTGGCTTCCGGCCATTTTTCATCCCAGCGATCCACCGACCACGCCCACGCCAGATAGGGCAACAATGGCAACGGGCACGTGTCGGCGTTCCACAGCTGGCGAATCGGGACGGGGATATTTTCCAGTTCGGCACAGGCGCGCGCGGCGGCCACTTCCAGCACCGAGGAACCAACAGGCAGTAAGCGGTCAGTCATCGGTGCCCCCAACAGTAATAATGCTGCCGGTGCAATAGGCCGCCTGCGTTTTATCCAGTACCACATCAGCCAGCGGGGCATTGATTACCACCCGCTGTACCCCCTCAACATGCAACGCGGCATAGAGTGCCGACAGACGAATGTCGCGGCCGAGGCGGCGCTGTGCCGTGACAAAGGCAGTGAGTTTTTTCTCGGCCGCCGCGCGGATGGGTTCAGCTTCCGGCCCCGGATGCAAATACAGCACCGCGTCAATCTCATAGTCTGCAATCTGGGCGGATTGCACCGTCACCCGGTCAGCGACTGGCCGCGTGTTCTCATCGTTTAGCGCGGTTTCGACCACGGCCAGCAACTCGGCGGAGGCTTCGCCATTACCCTCGCGCGACAGCACCGTGACCGTGACACAGGCCGGAGCCGGGCTAATAGCCGAGGCATCGGCCACCCGGCCATCAGCACTCTTGGCGTGATATTCATACGCGCCAGTTGGCCCGGCGACACTAAGCCCCTCAAAGGCTTGCGGGATACGCACCCGGAAATCACTGTCCGATTCCATCACCGCGTCAATCGGCGGAATGGCAGTGGGGTCAGCCGGGGTAATCACCAGCCGCTCAACGTTGTTATTTGCGCCGAGCTGGTCTAAATCACTGCCGACGGCATAGGCCATCATCACCGCGCAGGCCGCATCATTGACGCGCTGGCGCAATATCACCTCGCGGTAGGCGTTTTCCTGCAACAGCTTGACCAGCGGCTCCGATTCCAGCGACAGGGTGCGGGCCACGGCGGCGCGCTGCTCTTCCGGGTAAAGAGATATCAGCGTCGCTTTGCGCTCGGCCAGCAGGGTTTCATAGTCCAGTTCTTCCACCACAAACGGCGGCGGTAACAGGCTCAGGTCAATGGTTGCCATAGGATTTAGCTCACAGGGATGGTTAAAGACAGAGGGGCCGCGTTATCGCTGCGGGTGCCGGTGATATCGACCACCATTTTTCCGTCAAAGGTGGTATCAAAGGTGATATTGGTCAGCCTGACCCTCGGCTCCCAGCGCAGAATGGCGCTGTAACAGGCGGCCATAATTTGCAGGCGCAGGGCCGGATTTTGTGGCTGGTCAATCAGCTCCGAGAGCAGCGAACCATAAGCGCGGCGCATCACCCGCGAACCGACCGGTGTAATCAGAATGTCGGCGATAGACTGGCTGATATGGTCAGCGTCGGTAATGGTCTGCCCAGCGTTGCGGCTCATGCCGAGATATTGGGTTGTGGTCATGCAGCCCTCAAAATTCGCGCGAGTATTTCAAGTCAGTTTGCTGCTAATGGGCGCGGATAACATCTCAGGAGGGATGTGTGGGGGACGGGACAATAGGAATATTGGTTTTTAGTGACAGAGGTTAAATCAAAACCACTCCTAATAAAGCCTGAACGGGATTAAAGTGATTTCTATGGTTCTTAGGGGTAAGTATTATGGTTTCACCAATATAAAGAGGCTAAAAAATGTCTGAGAATGACCTCGATATCATCTCATTTTCTGAAGCTAAGGCACTGCTTTTAGAAGATGAAGCTACTTTCGCAGCTTATAACGAGATTCAGGATCGCAAGGCACTGATGACAGAGTTAAAGGATGTGAATAAGGCTATTAAACAATTCGGGCAGTCCGACTCGCATTTCCCACGTTAAAATAACGGGTTACCGGTGTAGTCAACGGAGTTTTATCGCGCTTCCGCTAAGGACAATATTAGCGGAAGCGGTGAGGTTTATTGCTCGGCCAACTCGTTATTATTGAGCCTGCCGCTGGCAGATGTTTGCAATTGAGTGAGGGCAGGTACCAGGATACTGATTGATGCCAGACAATGGCCTAACTGGCACAAACTTTCTACTGAGAAATCCAACACATCGTTATCGGCAAAGGTCACAAAAGTATCCCCGATAAAATTCAACCCATGCAGCAATCCGGCGTAACATTCCTCGCTACTGTTTGCCAGTTCCAGTGTGTCATCAGCACTCAGGTGTGACATATCCAGCTTACCGAACACCTCAGTCAATGTGGGATAAAGTCTATTGGTATCAGGCAACATGGCGCTTCTCCTGTGGTTTGCAAGAAACAAACACCAGCGAGAAACCGGCCAGCAGATTGCGGGCTTCACATTCAGTGGGAGCCAAAACGGAGATCAGGTGTAACGGAGAGATTTCAGCCAGTAATGTGTTCGAACGGGCGTTAAGGAAGGTGTAGAGCTTTGAATATGCACGTATGTTACTATTAGCGTCAGCCATAGCATTACCTCGTTTAATGTTGTGGTTAGATGCCCTGGCGGTGTTCCCGCACTTTCAGGGCATTGCAATTACAGCAGTTATTACCATCAATAATTTCAACGTACTATTTTTGTGGCTGATGGTAACCACAATTGTTCTGATTAGAATTATTCACCTAACCAGTTGTCAACAATCAGTCCAGGCACGCGATCAAATTCTTTGCGATTATTGGTCACTAATATCAATCCGGTGCTTCTGGCATGACCTGCGATATGCAGATCATTAACACCTATGGGTGTTCCTTTTTGCTCCAGACTCGCACGTATCGAACCATAGTGAATGGCGGCTTTATCGTCATAATCCAGTACAGTAAGACGTGAAACAAAGTCCTCTACAACACTCAAATTACGTTCAGGTGCCGCACTTTTCTCTACGCCATGCAACAACTCAGCAAGTGTGATGGAAGAAATAACCATTCTGCCAGCATTAGCGTTAAACCGACCTAACACTTCTATAGGTCGGCGTTTAATGACATATATAACGATATTCGTATCGAGCATGTACTTATGCATTAAAATAACTCACGCTCTGATTGATGCTGTTCTGCACGTTCTGTCAGAAAATCGTCTGAAACACGCGGACTATTGAAGAAAAAACTATCCCAAGAGTTTTCAACGGGTGACAAGATACGCTCATTCCCTACCGCTCTGACCGTCACTGATTTAACATTCTCTGGAAAGCGCATATCTACCGGTAACCGTACATTTTGAGTACGATTGTTTGTAAAAATGGTGCCCTGTGACATGTTGAGCCTCCTCTGTATAAATTATGACTAAAGTATATACAACACCTAGCCATAGAGCAATGCCATATAGCACATGTGTAAGCAAAAAAATGGAATTTAAGAGAACGCATTGATATATAAATTGCGAGAGTTTTATTGATTCACTTTAGCTATTTAAGTCTCTCTAAGAAAGACATCAGTAATCCGTTAAGTCATGCTGGTTTAGTTTTTTGTCCTGTTGTCTAACAAGATTAGACAATGGTCAACACTTTCAAACGACAAAGAGCGCATCGTGAGAGGTAGCGGTCTTTATCATCGCCGGAGAATAACATGGCGTCCATAGTTAATTGAATAGTAAGGGTTATTTTAAGATTTTTGTTACAGAGTTCTTGGTAGAGGAACATTCATTTGCTGAATTGTCATTTTATCCCCTCGGTATATCAGGTGTAACGGAGAGATTTCAGCCAGTAATGTGTTCGAACGGGCGTTAAGGAAGGTGTAGAGCTTTGAATATGCACGTATGTTACTATTAGCGTCAGCCATAGCATTACCTCGTTTAATGTTGTGGTTAGATGCCTCGTTGTGTTCCAAGCACATCGGGGCATTGTCATTTATGGCATGTGATAGTAATGTGTCACTACACAACACTACATTAACTCAAGTGTAATTTAGGTGTCAACACACATGAATGAAAGAAGAGGAAATCCACCATTCCAGTTTCGTCTCGATCCAGAGCTGCGTAGTGAAATGGAAGAGGCCCAAAAGTTAGATGGTGATGAATCGCTGGCTGCCTGGATTAAGAGAATAATCAGGAAAGAGCTTCAGTCACGAAATGTTGAGCCGAGAAAGTAACCATGAGGCATATTTGATTTTGTAGCTCAAGTGAGCCACAATGAACTTTCCAACTAAAAGGGGGTTTTACTATGGCTGCAAATGCTTTTGTTCGTGCTCGTATAGACGAAACCCTAAAGAATGAAGCCGCTGCTGTACTTGCTGACATGGGTTTAACCGTATCCGATCTGGTGCGGATAACCTTAACCAAGGTTGCCCGAGAAAAAGCGCTTCCGTTCGATTTGCGTATTCCTAACGAACTTACAGCTAATACCATTGCCAACAGCGATAAAGGTGTCGATGTCCATAAAGCAAAGGATGCTGATGATCTTTTTGATAAATTAGGTATCTGATAGACCATGACTAAACAAAGGGAAATTGAATATTCAGGTCAGTTCCAGAAAGATGTGAAAAAAGCTCAGAAGCGCCATAAAGATATGAATAAACTTAAAGTCATTATGACGCTTCTGATTAACGATAAATTGCCCTTGCCTGTTGTATATAAGGATCATCAATTACAAGATAATTATAAAGGCTACAGGGACGCACATATAGAGCCAGACTGGCTTATCATCTACAAAATTACTGATGATTTGCTTCGCTTCGAAAGGACAGGAAGCCATTCTGATCTATTTTAGGTATCACTCAGCCTCATTTTAAGACAAACATAAAATAAGCTGTCATTGCGGCAACTCCAGCCAGTCAATATCTGGCGCAGCACGGGTGTTTATGTGCATTAGCACGACACGGTACTGTTTGGTAACAGGTGTATCAATGACAAATTTGAGCCAGTTCGTCTTCGCTCAGGCCGGTCATTTTTATTACCGTGGCGTAGTCAAGGCCATTGGCTAGCATAGTACGGGCAACTTCCAACTTGCCTTCTACCCGACCTTTCACAATGCCTCTGGCTTCGCCTTTTTGTTCCAGTTTTTGTGCAATCGTCATCAGTGACTCATCGTGAGGAGTAGCGGTTGTTTTCATCGTCGGAGAATAACATGCTCTTCATAGTGGATTGAATAATAAGGGTTATTTTCAGATTTTTGTTACAGAGTTCTTGGTAGAGGAACATTCATTTGCTGAATTGTCATTTTATCCCCTCGGTATAATTCCCACCGCGCTTAACACCTCCGTGGTCATGTTTATCGACGACCACACCATTTGATGTGAACGAACCGCCTGAGTGTTCAATATTCCCGCTCATCTTGCCGCCTTGGATCACATTCAAGGTGGCGGTGGTCAGGTTGTGGGTGCATTCCACTTCTGGCGTATCCAGCAAGATTTTGACCGAGGCGGCACAGGTGATAGTGGGGGCGGTGGCATTTATCGATTCACTGGCATTGATAACCGCCGTTTTGACGCCATCAGCCAGCAACTCACCGCTGTCAGGTTCATAGTGCAGCGTGGCACCATCAGGAAATGAGAGATACAGACCATTCGCCGAGGCCGACGGTGGCGGGAAGTCATCAGAGAAAATGCCCGGTAGAACAAAGGCGGTATCCAGTTCGCCACCAAGTGACAGAACCAACACCTGCTCACCGAGTGAGGGCGCCCACCATGATCGCGATTGACCGGCGCGCAGCGTCAGCCAGTTTAACCAGCCGGTGATATTGTCCCCTGTCGCCACACGGCACAGGGCTTGGTCGAGATCGACCTCGGCCACCGTACCAATGCGGATCAAGTTACGCAGCAGGCGCAGAATTTCAGTGATTTGGGTTTGAGTGTTCATGACAGAAAGGATGCCGCCCAACAGGTCAGGCGGCAATTGGAAGCAGTAGGCTGATACTTCTTACAACATTAGAACCATCAGTCCTTCTTCTTTCTCTAGCTTCGAGTTGAGACTAAGAAACAGTCAAAATATTAGGTTATTTCTTTTCATCACTCTTCTTATCTCATGGTCAGCAAAATGAGTACCGGATAAATTATCTTCATATTTATCAATCGATTCAACAAATTATGACTAACAACGATCAGCAGTTGAGCTTCATTCCTTCAGCTTGTGGTTGAGTTTTCCGATTGCAAAATTCTTATGCTTGAAGTAGATTTATTAAGCAGTTGACGATATCGTCAACCGTCTTATCGCTACGCATCATCGTAGCCTTCAATCTCCCACGGTGGAGATCGCCGCAATGACACATGGTGTTAACGGCTAAGGTGGAAACATGCACAACGCACTGAACTCTACTCGTTCAATACAGACTATTAGAGATTGCACCAGCATGATTGCAACGGTTCCGTTGCATCGTAGGGATGATGCACTCCAAATTCGTCATTTGAACAAATCTGGTGCGATCAAAGATCAGCGTTTCATTATCACTGTGAAAAGTGATGTTGATGACGCGACTTTTTCTGTTAAGCCTTTTGCTGAATTGATTGTGCTGAACAATCGTTTACGCTTTGTTGTCATGCCGGAAATGCAATACCCGCAAGTGGTCGATTCGGAAGACGAATTATTTGACGAAATTGAGCGTAGCCTCGCTAAATTTCTGAAGAATAAATATAGTGTTGATGTTAGTCTCGTGCGCAATAAATCCTCTATGGAAAGGCGCGTGGCTAATCAATGGCACCTTCGATAATTGTAGGTTATTCAAAAAATCTCAGTGAATTCCCTGAATGTGATTCCCGCGATAAACTCCGGGTGGGTTACTTAATCTCCTCGGACTACAGCCTTATTCGTCTCACCGAATGGGCTTTGGTCAACTCCCCAGACAAATACCAATACTGTCTTACTGCGGTTATTATCGGCGGTGATGATAATGATTGGCTTCAAGAAATCGCCATTGAAATGCGTCAATCCGGCACAGATGAAGCTGGTATTATTAACTATATTCGTGGATTAGGTGCTGAAGACGAAGACGATGATGCCTGTGAGCACAGTGCTCGGTTCGTCTATAAAAGTTTCCAGTTTCGCATTCAAACAGAGAACGATATTGGTGTGCAAATTAAAGGGGCATACGTCCACCCCTCAAAAGAACAAAAAGCTTTGGCTCGAACAATTTATGCTTTTTTGCTCAACTGGCACAGACATGTTGTTTGCGATAATCACCAAACTGTATATGGTGCCAAAATTTGGGCAAAGGGTATGCTTTCAGTAGGCCGGGTTCAGGTTTACGATGATCTGCAACAGCAATTCGTAGACACATTAGCGTTAGGTGGTATTGGTCAAGCTGGAGTCAAACCTTGGGATGCGTTGCTACTAAGCGAGCAACAAATCTCACACTGGAACCCCAACGCACTTAGCATCGATCCTGCTAGCAAAATTCTTGCTATCATTTCTGCTTCTGATCGAATTGATAAAGTCGGGATAACCACCTTCGATTCAACACAACCAAGACTGCGGGTTAGTTAACGTAGAACAATGAAACCCGCTTAGGCGGATTTCATTGGCTGGCAAACACAACTATTGCATCTTGAACTATTCTATCATCTGCTGAACTGACTCCTAGTAATCTACGTCTAACGTATTGTACCTCTTGGCTAAAATGCCCCGCCCTATCCCTCAGCCCAAATTGATGCACCCGTGCCATGCGTTGCACCTGTCCGACAAATGCCACTGTTGCTGCATCCTGTGTGCCTTTGGCAGCCATATAACGGTTAGTACGCAGTTTGGTGAACATGGCGCGTTTAACCCGGCCTTTTTTACCTCGTATCGATTGGGCTTTGCGGGCGACGTAAGGTGTACCATCCGGAGCCTGCTGGCGCTTAATGCGTTGCTGCTGATTAACTCGCAACTCTTTAGCTATCTTGGTCGCAAGCTGGCGGCGATTGGCCGGTGAGAGTTTCTCAATCAACCCAGATAGGTGCTGCTCAAAGTGGGTTAACTCACTCATCCCAATGACTCACTAGCTTGCCATTGATATAAAGCTCCGATGGTCGCTCAACTGACTGTGGTACTAGTGGCTCATCTAAGTGCTTCACATGTAGTGCCTTACCTATCTGTTTGACAATAACCCGCTCAGTTAGCCTAAGGCTAAAACTGATATCTATACTACCGTTGTTATTCAGGTCAGCAAAATAGGTGAATCCGGTCTGCTTACCCTCGTCAGTGATCATGATGTCCGGCTGATTCTCTCGCAGCCACGCATTCATCGATACGATGAGCAAGTCCACATCACTACACCAATCGGTCACAATCAAGTTAAGTGTGTACTGATGTTCAAACGACAAAGACGCTGCCAGTGTGCTGGCTATCGCACCATTATCAATGAACACCCGCAGCATATCCGGATTATTACGCAGCACCGGTACGGCCTTTTCTAACGCACTACGCAGGCTTTTCGGCTTTAACATCCTGTGACTCCTGACACTGTTTAACGGTTTCAATCTGTAGCGCACAGCTCACCAGTGCACGCTCAAGCTGAAAATTATCTTCACTCAGATCGCCGTTAGTTTTTGGCTGACTGGGTGGTATCGGGCAACTCACTATTTTTGGACAGCCAGCGTAAATAATGGGTGGGATTATCGAATCCGGGACGGCTGTGCAACCGGGTAATGTCATCAGGCAAAACAGATTGATACCAACGACGTAGCATTTCATTTTCATTGAGAAGTCTTATTATCGTTCGGCTTCGGCGCTGGTTGAGTTGCTGCGCGTTGGCAAGCTGTTGGCGCAATGCAATTTGTGCTTGCTCGCGACGATGAGCGAAATCACGAAGTACATTGAGCTGTCCACGCGTGCTATTGAGGTCATTTTTCTGCATCGCGATGACTTGATGAGCTGCATTCAAATCACGCAATAAGCCACTATTTTCGCGATTCATCCACCACAGTCCGATAATGGCCAACATCAGCAATACAATAAGTGTTTTCATTGCATGCCCTGAATGCAATGAGCCAACTCGGTGACACGCCGATTATTCACGCCCTGATGCCATATACCGTTAACATATGACCAGCGCGGCAGTTGTTGGCAAGCCTCACGCCACTGCTGGCGTTTAATCAACGTTGCCAGTGTCGAACCACAAGCCACTCCCGAACCGACGTTAAATGCAAAGCTAATCACCGCGTCATACACCGGTTGCGGCATTGTCACTGTCATGCACTTATCAACCTGCTTTTCTATCTGAATAATGTCACTCACCAGATTCGTGGCAGCTTGACGTTCGGTAATCGTCTGTTCAGGCTTAACCCCTGCGGTATGACCGATACCTGACGTCCACACACCCGCGCTGCACCGGTAAGATTCCAGGCGGCACCCTTCCAGATTGGCAATCAACGCCAGTCCGCTCGCCGAGGTTTTTATTACCGGATAGTGAGGCAACAATGCCACCAGCGCTAACACAGCCACCACACTGCAACGCTTAATGATTGAGTTCATCAAACACCTTTTTCTTGAGAATGACACGTTCAAGGAGACGGTAACTTTTGCGGCGGTAGTACCAATTGACAAAGAAGGTGCCAATAGCCACCGCAGCACCGATAAACAAGGCAATATCCTGCGGCGTTAGCGCACCGATACATGCCAATATGGCGGCGACAAGGTAGGCAATGACCGAGCTGATTTTCTCCATATTCAGTCCCATAAATTGACCGTCTCCCGTTTTGGCGCGGTATTGATTGTGGGCAGTTCAATAGCCGTGCCGTGAGGTAAAATGACACCGAGCTCGGCCAGTCCCGGATTAACGATGAATACCTGTTCGACTACCCCCTCGGTGTAGCCATAGTGCCGGTAACAGAGCACATCGAGCGTGTCACCCTGCGAGGCGATGACGTTCATCAGATTTGACCAATGATGGCGCGTGGCTGGCCTTGCAAACGACAAATCGCCCAACGAGCATCACGCCACAACGTATCGGCGGTGCTCTCCAAGGCACCTGCTTTTTTCTCCCCTTTGCCGCTGGTGTCGTAACCCCGATAACGCTCATACAGGCTGGCACTGGCAAACGCCGACACCGCGCGCAGGTAGTGGAAGCTTTTCTCGCTTTCCCCATCAATTTTCTCAGCGGGAACCTCAGATAAGCAGCCATAACCGGCAGCAATGTTGCCAGTACGAAACAGATGCAATTCAGCATTGGCTTCCGCGATCCCCATACGAATGGCTTCCCGTAAACGCTCGGGTGTCACCACATATTCCAACCGCATCAGCTCACGGATACGTACCGGGTCGATATCCGGCCAGAAATAGGTATTTTTTATGATCGGTTCGTGCGTTTCAGACGCAGGGATAATGATTGTCGTCATGACAAATCCTTGTAATAGGTGGGCGGTGGACGCAGAGAGCACACGAGGTAAACCGGTTTTATCTGCGTGCCGCCCGGCGCGGGGCGCGTTCTGTTAACGGTTAGCGGTCGGCACCGCCTTTTTCCGCGTGCGAGCGGCAGGCTTTGCCGATGTACGCACGCGCTTCGTTGTTCTGGGTTTAGCCACTGCTTTTGGCTTAGAGGACAGCAAGGCGGCGGCTTTTAACGCGTTTTCCAGTCGCTCAATATCCTTCTTCACCCCGGCCAGTCGGTCGAGCTGCATGGCTCGCTTGAGGTGTTCCAGCGCCTGAACCGGCTGACCGGTATCCCGCAACACCAAGCCGGTGACTTTATGCAGCTTGGCGCGCACTTTATCCGGCATATCCGCGGTGTCGGTCAGTGCCATAGTTTCAAGCAGCAGTGCTACCTCCACCGGTACACCGGCGGCACGCAGACGATCAGCAGTGATGGCAACATCCTCAGCCAGAAAATAGGCCGCCGGTCGGTTGTGCTGGCTAGGCATCGCAAGACGGTGCTTTAAGGCATAACGGGCGATATCCAGCGCACCGGCAATATCATCGGCGTCGAGCTTCCACACCATCACGGTCATCAGCACCGCATCCTGTGCACCGCGACCTTCGGCCAATACACCGGCCACCCATGGTGCATATTCCGGCAACATTCCACGTTTAATCACCGCCTTGCGCTCAACGGAACGCACGCCCTTCAAGGTGCGTAAATCGCCGGATAATCTCATCAGCATCAGTTCGTAGCCGGTGGCATGACGCAATGCGGTGTTACCGCGCTGCGCGTCCTCCTGCGCTGACACCCGCATCATGTGACGCTGTGCAGGGCTAACCATGACTTACGCCTCCGTTTTTTCTTCAGCGTCCGGTGCCAAAACCTGCGCCGGTTCTTCTGGCTTTTTGAAGGTACCCACTTCGATGTTTTCAATCAGACAGGCGCAGCCGTAGTCCTCAACCACAAAGTCGATTTTCAGTGACTCATAATTTTCGACGCGATCGCGCTTGGCATTCTCTTCGATGTGACGACGGTGGGCGCTGTCCATAATGTAGATAGACAGGTTATCCAGACGGGTGATCATCATGGCATCTGCCGGAAAGTAAGGCACACGCACCGCCGGTAAGTTACCGATACGTTTTTGGCTGATAATCACATCAGCGGCCAGAACTTCGCTATTGACCTGCTCCTGATTCACCAGCGGAAAATATTTGTCCGCCAGCAGTTGGCGACCACAAATCACTACCAGATCAGGGTCTTCCTGATGCCACGGCGCGATCATGCTGTTAGTGGCATCCATCACTACTGCGTCAAGGTTGGCATAATCACCATTTTTACCGACACGGATGATGGCAGAGACAGTGCCGTCTTCATGGGTGTAACTGTCCATCACCCGTTTAGGCGCTTCATTACGCAGCTTTTGCAACCAGCCAACCGTCAAGTCCTGCAGCATTGGATTTTTACTACGATCAGATGTGGGTGCGCGGGCAATACCATTAAAGCCCGCCATGATGTAGTCCAGAGCCTGACGCTTGGCAATGGCATTGCGTAAACGGATTTGGAAGTCCTGATAACGCGCCCATAAATCCAGCGTGTTATAACGAATGTGAAAGTCAAAATTGACCTGTTGGCATTGGTATTTACGTGACTCTAGCGCAGCAAAATCAGCAGTCTCGCGTTCGCCACCGTTGTCAGTATCGGCAGTGCTGGCAATAGAACCGGTAACGCCGAGGCCAATCTTTTCGCCAGTCTGTTCATCCACTGGCACCATGTTGATACGGGTCAGAAAATCAGAACTCTCCTGCACAGTGGTGATCAAAGTCTGTGTCACCGAGGGTTCGACGGTGAATTTCTTATCAATGTCATCAATATCTATACTGTTTAACTTCGCGATTTGAGCCAGAAAGGCGTTAAATTTAAAGCGAGTATTCGGGCGCATAGTCTCTCTCAATCAGATAGGGGTTAGCAGCACGGTATGCACACTGTTTGCGGATCAGTCGGTTAACAATTGGTCAGGTGCATCTCTTCACCATTGCCACCATTAGCTGGCGGGCGACGCTGTTGGCTAAAGCTTTCGGTATGGCCGAGTTGCTCTTTCAGAGCGCAGAGTTCTTGTTTTTCAGCACTAACTTGTTGGGTCAGGGACTGGAGGCTGTGCTCGAGAGAGATAAAACGCTGTTCGGTACTTTCACTGCTGCTCTGTAGTTGCTCAGAAACGGCGGTCACTGCCTCATGGACATCGTGAAAACGCGCGTCGTCGTTGGCCTGTTTGCGATTAAAGATATTTCTGACCTTATCGGTCAGGCTGTTGAGTAAGGTATCGGGGATATCGTCAAATTCCAGCTCGACCAAGGTGGCAACAGAAAACAGGTCATCCGGGTGATCTTTCTTACCAGCGAACGGGTTCACTTTGGCTTTAGCACTAAATTCCAGCATTTCGGTACCGAGGCTGGCGGGGTCATCAGTGACAGCCAGGCCAACGAGGTAAGATTTGCCGGTGTTGGCAAAGTTGCGACGAATTTCCATTGAGGTGTAAATCTTCTGACTGGCGGCCACCATATCGGTGAGTGGTGTGGTCGGGGTTAATTTGGCAAACAGCGCCAGCTTGCCGTTAAGAATGGAATCGTCCTCAATATTCTCGGCTTTCAGTTCAACCACATCACCCAAACGTTTGAAATCACCATCGGGATACAACCCCTTGATGTGCTCCAGATTAATACGAGCACCATAAACGCGCGGATCAAAACTGTCGGCCATTTGCTGAATGTCTTTGCTATCGATTTCTCGACCGTCGCAGGTATCGCCCTCGACGCCAATGCGAAACCATTTAGATATTTTCTTTGCCACTGTTGCGGTGTCCTGAGTGATGTGGGGTTAGATCTAGTTTCTTCACCCTGCCCTCATTCCGCTATCAATCAACGTCTGACAATCGCCAACACAACAGCTATCTAAGGCATGTCTTGACTGGCTTGCGTAGTTTTTCCCTCGTGAAAACAGCGAGAGGCAACGATGACGATGGCAACGGATATTTCTTTATTACATGACCCACGACGGCAGGCCGCATTGCTTTACTGGCAGGGCTTTTCCTCACGCCAGATCGCCGAAACACTCAGCATCAAAAGACCCACGGTGGACAGCTGGAAACGCCGTGATAAATGGGATGATATTCATCCAATTTCACGGGTAGAAAACAGCATTGAAGCCCGGCTTATTCAGTTGATTTCAAAGACCAAGAAAGATGGCGGCGACTACAAAGAGATAGACCTGTTAGGCCGCCAAATTGAGCGCCTCGCACGAGTTAACCGCTATAGCCAATCCGGCAATGAGGCCGATCTCAATCCCAATGTGCGTAACCGCAATAAAGGAGAGCGTAAAGCGCCGAGGAAGAACTATTTCAATGAGGAGGCTATTGCTGAACTCAAGGCAATTTTCTTTCAGCAGTCTTTTGCCTATCAAAAACACTGGTATGAAATGGGCTTAAAGCACCGCATCCGTGACATTCTCAAATCGCGCCAGATTGGGGCGACCTATTTTTTTTCCCGTGAAGCGCTACTCAAAGCACTGGAAAGTGGCTGTAATCAAATCTTCCTTTCCGCCAGTAAAACCCAAGCCTATGTGTTCCGTGAATACATCATCAACTTTGCCCGCGAGGTGGGCGTTGAGCTGAGCGGCGATCCCATCGTGCTCGGCAACAATGGCGCAAAATTGATTTTCCTCGGCACCAACTCCAACACCGCACAGAGCCACAATGGCGATTTGTACGTGGACGAGTATTTCTGGATACCCAACTTCCAAAAGTTACGCAAAGTGGCCTCCGGTATGGCGTCGCAAAAACATCTGCGAACCACCTATTTCTCGACCCCCTCCAGCCTCGCCCACGGTGCGTATCCATTTTGGTCAGGCGAACTATTCAACAAAGGTCGTCAGGATAAAAATGAATGCATCGAGCTAAACATCAGCCACTGTGCACTGTCCGCTGGCAAGGTGTGCGGCGATGGTCAGTGGCGGCAAATTGTTACCATTGAAGATGCACTCGCTGGCGGTTGCGATCGCTTTGACATTGACGAATTGAAGCGAGAAAACAGTGTCGCCGACTTCCGTAATTTGTTTCTGTGTGAGTTTGTGGATGATAAAGCCTCGGTATTTCCGTTCGATGAATTACAAGGCTGCATGGTCGATTCATTGGTGGAATGGGAAGATTTCGCACCGTTTTCTGACCGCCCCTTCAGCTATCGCCCGGTGTGGATTGGTTATGACCCGTCGCACACCGGCGATAGCGCGGGCTGTGTGGTGATGGCTCCGCCATTGGTACCGGGCGGCAAGTTCCGCATTCTGGAGCGTCACCAGTGGAAAGGCATGGACTTCGCCGATCAGGCCGAATCCATCAAAAAACTGACTGAAAAATATATCGTGGAATACATCGGGATCGACGCCACCGGCATCGGGCAAGGGGTTTATCAGTTGGTGCGCAACTTCTTCCCGGCGGCGCGAGAAATCCGCTACAGCGCCGAGGTGAAAACCAACATGGTGCTAAAAGCGAAAGACCTGATCACTACCGGTCGCCTGGAATACGACATCAGCTATACCGACATTACGCTGTCGTTTATGGCTATCCGCAAAACCATGACCGCCAGTGGTCGCAGCGCGACTTATGAGGCCAGCCGCAGCGAAGAAGTCAGCCATGCCGATATCGCATGGGCGGCGATGCACGCCATGATTAACGAACCCCTCACCGCAGGGAATGGCAACGTTACTCCGTCCATTCTGGAGTTTAACTGATGAGCAAACGCAAAGGTCAACGCGCCAGAGTGATGGCAAAAAAGTCGGATCAGGCAATCCACGCTTTTACCTTTGGTGAACCCTCCGCAGTATTGGATCGCCGCGATATTCTCGACTATGCCGAGTGCATCAGTAACGGTAAATGGTTAGAGCCGCCGGTGAGCTTTACCGGTTTGGCAAAAAGTTTACGCGCCGCTGTGCATCACAGTTCACCGATATATGTGAAGCGCAATATTCTTGCCAGCACCTTTATCCCGCATCTGTTATTGAGTCAGCAGGTATTTAGCCGCTATGTGCTGGATTACTTAGTCTTCGGCAATGCCTTCTTAGAAAAGCGATTTAATCAGTTGGGGGAAGTATTAAGACTGGAGTGCTCACCGGCCAAATATACCCGCCGGGGCATTGAAGAAGAGGTTTATTGGTTCGTGCAATCCTTCAAAGAGCCGCACCGCTTTGCACCGCGTTCGGTGTTCCATTTAATTGAACCTGATATTAATCAGGAACTGTACGGCCTGCCGGAATATATGAGCTCGCTTAACTCGGCTTGGCTTAATGAAGCGGCCACGCTGTTCCGTCGCAAATATTATCAGAACGGTGCGCACGCCGGTTACATCATGTATGTGACTGACGCAGCACAAAGTAATACCGACGTTGAGGCACTGCGAGAAGCGATGCGCAGCTCAAAAGGATTGGGGAATTTTAAGAATCTGTTTTTCTACGCCCCGAATGGCAAGCCGGACGGGATCAAGATTGTGCCGCTCAGTGAGGTGGCAACGAAAGACGATTTCTTCAACATCAAGAACGCCACCCGCGACGACCTGCTCAGTGCGCACCGCGTGCCACCACAGATGATGGGTGTGCTCCCCCATAATACCGGCGGATTCGGTGACGTGGTCAAAGCCGCACAGGTATTTGTGCGTAACGAACTGACGCCACTACAGGAACGGATCAAAGAGGTTAACGACTGGTTAGGCCAAGAAGTGGTGCGCTTTAAACCTTACGAACTACCGAAGAACAAGTAACCACCGCGACAAACCATCGCCGCCAGATAAAGTCCCCAACATATGGGTTTACTTCAGCTCGGCGGCTTTTTTTTTGCGCCAGCGATGCGCGCCCCACAGGTGACAGCAGACCACCGAGGCACAAAGACACATCAACATTCACCCGCGTGATGATATCAGCGCCACGACGTACTCAGACTATCTGCGAATACATAAATAACACCGCCAGCGCGCAAAGCTATCCCCGCCACGCCTACCCGCTTTATGGGTCGGTTTTAATGCAGGTGTATGACCGTAAAAAACTCAGGTTAGCTCTTGTGATATGAAGTAAAAATAATCCAATTATTATCATGCATTTTCATGCGCTTCACGCCTGATACATGCAGGTTAAAAAAGCTCTGTATATCCAGTATAAAAATTCACATTCACTGAGTTGCATTTTGAAGAAATGCTTTAATTGTTCGCTTAAAAATATCGCACTCCGCAGGTTTTAAACTCTCTAAAAGTTTAAAAACCCGAATTTCATCCCAACCATTCCCCCAAGTTTTGACCACACCATTAAAGGCTTGCTTATCACGGCGATTTTCGCCATTAACTCTAACTCTTGGGATGGTTAAATCAGCCTCATAAATCGCATAAAAATCCTTTTCGACACTCTGAAAAGGTATGAAATGGATATTATCACCTGAGGCATATCTTTCTCCCGATTGATCCCCATCTAATATGCATAAAACATTTTCTGGATTTGTTAGGAAACCTTCACGCTCGTTTCTTCTTAGAAGGTCTACGACGTTAGAACCACCGCCGATATAAATTATCTTATAACTGTAAAAATATGAATTATTTACTTTATCAATCACATGCTCAAGATAATGCTGAAGAGTTTCATCTTCAGTTAAGATATACTTATCCCAACCTTTAAAACCAAACAAAGTACTCTTAATGTAATTATATGATTTCTTAGTAATAATATTTATGCCTTCACATACATCCATGTGGTAAAGCTCATCTTCATTCAATGTTTGCATCAGAGCCAAGGAATGTGTAGTAAATATAATATTTAAAGAATGCTTACTACAAAAACGTCTTAGAATACTAACAAGTTGGACTTGTGCCGAGGAGTCTAAAGAAATATCAATCTCATCAATTACGATACATTTCTTTTTGAGTTCTATCATTCTATAAAGATTAACCACAAAGTATTCACCAGAACTAAAATAATCCTCGCGAATATAATATCCACTCTCGGTTAATCTAAAATAATACACATCACCTTTAGCTTTAAAGGACCGAAGATCGCTATAGACATCAGTTTTGTATACCTCATTCAAAACAGTGATAAGTTCATCAGGGATATCATAAGTTTCAAACGCTATACTTTTTCTCAACTCAGTATCTATGTTACTTAGTGTAGGGAAGCTATTAAAACGAATCCCATGCGGAATAGGCAATTCAACGAACAAATTATTTTTAATTTCTTCAGGAACTATTTCTTTTGTATCAATTACCTTTAGCGCATCATTGTATTCATACGTTATAGCTCGACCATCAATAATATATTCTATTTCACTACTAGCTTTAAAAATATATTTTGAAGACGTTTTACTGAAGACATCTGCAGATTGTAAGTTTTTTATTGCTTTAATTAGCGTAGTTTTTCCAACCCCATTCCTACCAACTATGCAAGTTATTTTATTTTCAGATAAATCAACTGAGAAATTCATCTCTTGAACTTGTTGTATATTCGATATGTTTATTACTATCTGCATGATTATTCAACTAGCATTCTGATGAAAGAACATGTCAATGACAACATTGCCATACTTTCTTCTCAACTTATTTAAATATTCTTGATCAATAGTATTTATATGATTAAGAATCCCAGAAACCATACCAACACCTTTAATTATTATTTCATTTTCAGGTAAGTTTTTTATTTTTCCATCTTTATCATATTTAAGCACTGCATTTTTAAAACTTTCTTTATTAGTTAAGTAAAAATGAATCAAATGCTCTATTTTATTCTTCGTTTTTATATCCACTGATATTTTTCCAGACGGTAAGATCACCATCCCTAATAACTTGATTTTATTCCCTCTTCGAACTATTTTAGTTTTTCTTTTATTCAACAGAAACTTCCCATCGTTCACTTGGGATAAAAAATGCGCAACAATACGATATATGTCGTTCAAATCTGAATCATTATTAGTAGATATTATTATATCGTCAGAGTACCTTGTATACACGGCATTTATTTCTTGGCAGTAGTCAAACATTCTGCAGTCAAATGTATAAAGTGATGCATTACTAAAAGACGGAGATGTTGAAAATCCTACAGGAAGGACATTATCAACAACAACAAAGTCCAATATCTTAGGAATAAAATTATTTATATCACTAATTGGAATATTTTTTAAATTATCGAGCAAAACTAATTTGGCAAAATCACGGGTAATAGATGGGAAAAAATTTTGTATATCTGTATTAAAGAACACTTTACTTTCCGAATGTCTCGAAACTGCATCATATGTACGACTGCCCTTTCTATATGAAAAAACCACCGTCTCATTAACACTAAGATAAGGGAATATAAAGTCATTAATAAACTTATGATAATCTTTAAGTTTCGGCGAAGGTTTTAATAAAGTTCGGCCTTTAAAATCCGCGCATTCATAGCCTGATGCAACATCAAAATTTAAAAAATTTTCAAATGTATCTTTCTCAAAGAAAGCAATATTAAATACTTTCTCTAACGGCAGTGATTTTTTAGGTTTAATGGGTGAACTGGAATTAGTAGGAAGGATATTATCGTCGACATTCACAAATTGATCACTCATACAGTTTGTGTATTTTTTTACTACCTACATCATCCTCTTCAGGCTGAAGAGGATGACATAAGAGTAACGTACCTAAAGGCTTGTAGAGGCCGACATTGGTGACTGGAGATACTCCTAGTCGTCAGCATGAATTTAGCGTAATCGATTAATGCGTTAAACACAAATTTCTTTATGATTTCTGTGTCAGACATCTAGAATTATTCACAATATTCTTAAATTCGTCAGCTACTTAAAGGGTTTGGTTGCAGTTTATCCATTCAGTTTGTGTTGGGTATGAAAAATATTTATCTCCAAAATTCACTTTCGAACCGCGCGCCAGCGCCACCAACGCCCAGCGCTCCGGCGTTATGCCGTGACTCACTAAATCTCTATAAATCTGCGGTATCTGGGCCCGTTCACGTTTTGTTAATCGCGACGACGGGGCCAGCTCACGCATTGTTGACGGATCAAAACTCTTTTGCTGATGATCAACCGCCGGTGATTGCCTTCTTACCGCGTCTCCCAGTACCTTGGCGACGTCTGGCTCATCCCACCCAACATCACCGCTCTCAACCAGTTTTATTACCGCTGCGGCATACTCAGCCGCTGTAACCGTCGTTTCTTCGTCATGACTGTGCAGAACCTGCCCACAGTTATTGACAGGACTCCAAGGCGCGCCGAGGGCGCTTTTTAACGTCAAAGAATCAAGGTCAACGGCCTTACTCACAATGCGCCATTTAGTCTCACGAGTTTTATAGATATGATCGACACCAAGATGAGGGGCAAAAATACCAACCACCTTCTGCACTTCCTCGTCGTATTCATTGAGCTCTTCGGTAATCTCGCGCATGACACGTACCGTCTGCAAATCACGCGGCACATTGGCACCGCCTTGCGCGGCGATATAAGTGGCAAAATCACCGGCATCGGCTGCAGCGCGAACAGCCTCAACTCGCTCGTCAAAACTTTCGGCCAGACTGATTGCGCGCAAACTTTGACTGCGGCACTCACGGTATGCCCCCATGGTTGGAACGCCGATAGGGCGAAATTGCGGAATGCGCCAGATAGACGCCCACGCAGTAACAGCGGCGGCAGCATCAGATAGCGGCTTGCCAGTTTCAAAATCCACTTCACCTTCCAGCGCATAGCCGTCGATATTCTTAGCAATGTATTTCGCGATATATCCCGCCGCGCAGCCCCTATACATATGCTTGCACTGAAATCGGTTTTCTTCGGCACCCTGCTCGTCACCATCTTCTTTCAGTGCGTATTTACGCATTACGGCGATCACTTCACGACGCTGTTTCGGATGGCAAAAAAGCAACATATGCCAGTGTGGTGTGCCGTCGTGGTGAGGCTCAACAACCCGCATCCCATAAACTTTCAGCTCCCGGTCTTTAAACGCGGTGCGCATCTTGCTCCAGATGTCGCATAAGTAACGTTGGCCGTCTTTAGGTGAATACGCTTCGCCATCCCATTTATGGTTAAGCTGAACGCGCTTATCGGCCTTCTTACCGATTTTGCGCGTTGGGTGATATTTGGAAGGCGTGGTGATAGTGACAAATAGCCCGCAATGATGCTGGCTTGCCGCAAAACCTTCGATCCCGGCGATATTACTCATCAACTCCATGCGGCGAATTGTAGGATTTGAAATACTCGCCAGCACCTTATCAATCAGCTCAAAACGCTCGCCGGTCTCGACATTCTCCAATTCCTTGGATTTCAGATAGTCCAGATTGGCTAAACGGCGCGACTGAACATCCCGGATAGCTATCTTGCTGGCATACTCTGACCGCTGGAAATTAACTTCACCAGCAGCAATCAGCAACGCCTCGCGCCACTGCATACGCAATGCTTTAAGTTTCCGTATCCACCACTCGTCATTCACTAAACGCATGATGCTACGTAGCGCATGCCGCTTATCCAGCTCACCCTTGCAATAACGCATCCAATATTTAGGCGTAACATTGAGTGACCGAGCCGCTCCGGCAACCAAACCGTAAATCTCTGTCTGCGCTTCATCGCTAAATAATGATTTTTTATCGCCACCATGTCCGCTGATATATTTATCGCTAGCGTGTTCATAAGCTGCAAACAGGATCGATGAAATATTACCGGCCAGTCTTTTGAGATCTTTATCGTGTAGACCTGGCAAACGTGAATATTGACTTGCCTCTTCGATAAATAGCTCATTAGTATAACTGCTTAACTTCATTTCATACTTAGCGTTAACTTTGGTTATACGCGGCCAAATACGCGGTATAAAAATATTCAATAAAAAGCGGTGAGCGGTCAGCAAACCTGATTTTTTTAACAGATAGGCATGGCGGCCAGAAAATATCCCGCCGAGAAAATGAGGGAGAGAGCTGATTTTACGCAACGCATCTTGCCCCTGACGGTATTCATCACGGGTAAGCGGTCTTTCTTTGCCAATGGCTTCGCGGGGAGCATTCCAGCTATAAGCGCCAACAAAAGGCGCTAATTTTTGAGATTTGAATGAAGGTGGTGGAGTGGGGGAAATTCGCCCCCTAATGTGGGTAAGGCTCATTCAAACCTCAGGTAATAAAAAGCCCGACGCAATAAAACGCCTATTAAATAATTTCTTTTATTAAATTAGTGAAAATATTGCTCTGGCTTAACTGCTGTTAATACCCTAGGTGCCTGTTTAAATAAACTCAATAATTCACGTAATGCACGCAATAGTTTTTCACGCCATAAACATGATTTATCATTTAAATACCAACAGGGCTGATTAAATTCTTTTTCTGTGAGTTGCGCATGAAAAAATAAAGTTTTACGCTGACTCGTCATTAAGCGGCCAACAAAATTAGAATCACCAATTTTCTCTTTGTGATGCTCTGCAAATGCGGCGCTTAACTCGCCGATTGCGCACACCATTCGCTCACGTTCATTATCATTCATTTCCTGCAATTTCATCACCGAGTGGCGTTGTTTTAACTGAGCATGAAAACAAATAGTTAGGCGTTCACGCTCACTCATATGGTTATAAAAATCACAGGTTTCATTCCAGCGTGGCAGTGCTAAATGATTGGCAATAACATTACGCAATCCCACAGGTAACTTACGGGTAAGTTCTAAGGTTACAACTGTCATTTTCCACATCCTTTTGAATAGAAGTTGCTCTATTAATCTTATAGACCCATCCACAAAAGCCATGCATCACGCTGCTCAATTGGACGGAGATAGAAGGCCTCTTTGACTGCTCGGTTGAACTCAGGAATATAAATCCACTTCTCACCCACGCGGGCATTTACTTTGGCCGGATCGCGTAACTCAATAACAGGTAACTTACTGTTTTTGGTCATTTCCCTTACTGCTGTTTCCGACTTCCCTATCAATTCAGCGAACTTAGATTCGTGAACTGCATCGAGTGGATAGCGAATCACATAATCTTCAACTTTCATCTGTGCTAACCTCCTGTTAACCAACCCCCTACAGACCGTTAGGGAACATTCGCGGTGTGGTTGGTGTGTCCCGAAAGGTTTTACAAATGGAACCTTTCGCGGTGAGTTTAGTTTTACTCATGGAACCTTGTCAATGAACATGTCCAAAAAAGTAAAGGCGATAAGGCAAGCTGAAGGATTAACCCAAGTTAAGTTTTGCCAAATCACCGGCATCCCGTTAAGTACTCTAAAAAATTATGAAGGAGATCATGCTGAGCCAAGTTTAAACACTATTTTGCAACTCACATCGAACCCCTTATTCGAAAAATATACCCTATGGCTGATGACTAATAAGACCGTTCCAGAAGCGGGACAAATAGCACCAGCCATCGCGCACAGTGGGCCAGAGAAAACCGCCTCAAGCCACTAAGAAAAGAGAATTGGTTAGATATTTGTTATCAATATGCAGACTGGTTGTGGTTTAACGCTGGCTGCTACATCGGAGGGCTTCGCTATGGCGATTAAGAAGCTCGATGATGGTCGTTTTGAAGTGGACATTAGACCTTGCGGACGCGAAGGACGTCGCACCCGCAGGAGATTTGACAGAAAGACTGAAGCTATCGCCTTTGAGCGGTATGTCATGGTAAATGCCAACAAAAAAGAGTGGTCGAATCAACGCTCAGATCGCCGCCTTTTAAGTCAGTTGGTTGAAACATGGTGGCTGTATCACGGCCAAAACCTCAAAAATGGGACCATTGAAAAGCGCCACCTGATGAAAACCCTAACAGCGCTAGGTGATACAACCGTCAATCAGCTCACTAAGCGGATAATAATGGAACACCGAAGCCAGCGTCTGGCTGATGGTATTAGTGCTGCCACGATAAATCGCGATCTGTATCGGTTCTCAGGAATGTTTTCTGCGTTGATAAAGCTAGAAGAATTTTCAGGACAAAATCCGCTACAGGGCTTACCACCATTAGCTGAAAAAAATCCGGCTATGACATTCTTAGATTCGGGTGAAATTAATAAACTGCTATCGGTATTGTCTGGCGATGAACGTCTTATTGCCTTGTTGTGTTTGAGCACCGGTGGCCGTTGGGGGGAAGTCAGTACTTTGACCCCAACTCAAATCGTGAATGGCCGTACCACATTTTTAGAAACTAAAAATGGGAAGAAACGCACGATCCCTGTATCCGCAGAGTTGGAGAAAGAAGTGAAGACAAATGCTAGTGGGAAACTTTTCAAAGTGGATTATGGAAAATTCTGTGAAACGCTGAGAAACGTAAAACCAGACCTGCCGCGCGGTCAGGCGACCCATGTGTTACGTCACACTTTTGCCAGCCATTTTATGATGAATGGTGGGAATATTATCGCGTTACAACAGATACTTGGACACGCCAATATCCAGCAAACAATGGCTTATGCGCACCTGTCACCAGATTATCTGCAAAACGCCGTTATACTCAATCCATTAAAGGGGGGATTAGCAGCATAA